CCAACCTTTTGTTTTGGTGTCATTGATTCGTCGTTTCTCCAATCGTGATAACGACCTTCGTTTACTGATTCATTTTTGACTATCTTTATTCTTTTCAACATTTTTTTAAATGTTTCTAAATCTCTTTTAATATCGACAATATTGGATTTAGCTTCGTATTCTACACTCTCTAATGCGTCGTTTAAATACTTTTTAGCCCGCGATTCTTGTGGAAAAACCACATTTCCGCGTGAAGAATGTCGAATCATATCATGCATTCCTTTATGTAACCTAGGATTAGTTTCAATAGTTGAAACTGTTTTTCCATCCTTTTTTAATATAAATTGAACTGCTTCGTTTACTGATTCTAATTGTGCTTTATCCATAATGTTTACCAATTTTCTTAATTCACTATGCATTCTATCTAATAATTTTTTGACTTTGTCATCTATTCCATAAAATTCATTACTATCATAACTACGACCACCAATTCTATTCATTATTTGATATTCAAGAGTAGATTTAAATTTTCCGTCTGCTAAATCTTTTTTTATTCTCGTTAAATCAAATCCTTTTGATATATCTCTATCTGCTTTTACTAAAGCTGGTGCTATAAATTTTTTATACATATTTAAAACTGCTTTTAGTTTATTGACATTTCTTTTGATTGGGTGTTTTGCTAACGCACCTTTTAGATTGTTGGCTTGTTTGATAACTAAGTTCATAGCTATATCAAAGTCTCTGTTAAAATTAGCTATAGTAACATATTCCTTAATTACGGATTCTTTTACTGGTGTCATACCCGCAGCGTGAGCTATCTTTTTCTTTTTCTTTTTAGACTTTTTAGATTTGCCTGAAAATGCCATTGGGGTATCATAGTAAATACCAGTTCCACTTGCATTTGCTGCTCCGGCTGATGCCGTTGTTGAAGATTCCTCTAGCTCTTTAACTATTAGATTTCTGATTACTTCTTTTAACTTAGCTATTCTTTGTGCTTTGGACATTCTTAATTTCCTTAATTAATTCATAATATCTCATTAAAGCAACCACGTGTTTATCTTGCACGACTTTTCCCTTAGTAGCGCTATCTGTATAATCAATAGCTTCTGCTAATTTTATTTTTGTAATCTTATCATTGACATTTGGTAGTAATTTCTTTAAAGCTTTTTTAATTTTAACTACTTCATTGTCTATGAATTCTTTTAATGAATTCGTATTAGATACATTATTGATATATTGTTTCAATAAGTTTCTTTGATTTTCATTTAAAGATTTATACTTAGAATTAAACTTGTCAACTAATAATTGATAGCTTAATAGTCTTAAATCCTTGTCTTGTTCTTTATAAAGTTCAACAACTTGATTATTTTTCTTAACTTTCTTATCAATTTGAATGACGTGTTCAGTTATAGTGATGACTGAATCCGTTCTTTGAACTGGACCAAAGTCTTCCTTACCTGTTTCAGTTCCAAATAGTTTGTAAACTGATGCCATAATTTTAAAATTAGGTAAACGAGTATCAAAAAACTCTTTTATGTTATAATTCTCTCTTATGGTTTTAATTAGGTTGTATTTTTCATTATTTAATCTACGATTAGATAACTTTCTACGACTTTTCACTACCGCCTCGACTAATTGAGATGCGTGAGAATCGCTTTTATATTTTTTGTTCAACAAAATTGAATACAATTCATATTCTTTACCCAATTCAGTATTTTTATTAAAGAATTCTTTAAAAATTCCTACTGATTTGGGGCTTCTTGTGTCATTTAACACGTCAACTGTAATTTGGCGTGATAAAAGTTCGTAAAGAATGGCTGTATTCTTTATTTTGTTATGTTTAACATTTAAAGACATTTGAGCTCCAACTATAATGTGTGTTTTTTACTAATAATAAATATAAAACTTTCAAGAAATCGGTATTAATCAATGCCGTTTTCTTTCGTATATTCATCATATTCCTTATTCATTTCATCTACCTTTTTGGTCTCTTTAAGTATAGTTTTTGACTTTTTACCCATAGTTTTTTTCAAGGCATCGTAGTGTGCTAATGCAAGTGGTCTTCTGTTCTTGGTCTGTTTCCCTAATGGGTCACGTCCTCTTGCTGCACTATCTTTTCCGAACTTGTTCATTTCTTTCGGTCTTCCGCCTTGTTGGTCTTCTGGTCGTTTATCTTCTCCATCATCAAATGGGTCAAAGATGGAACCGGCGACGGTTTCAGGTGGTGTTTGAGTTTCGTCTCCTGCAACTCCTACTGCTGCCATATCACTTGGTGTTCCAATTGCTTCTCCAGTTTCTTGTGGGTCATTACCTTCCATTTCAATCTGTGAGTGTCTGAATTTCTGTTTTTGGTCTTCAATGATTTGTTTTTCAATGTCAACTTTTTCTTCTTCAGAGAAATTGAATATATTATTATATACCCAATCGGTTGGTAAAATCTTATCTTGAATCATATCACGAGCTAAACTTACTTTCTGTCCGAACAATTCAATCTTTTCTTGTTCATACATTGTTGAAGGACTTGCTAAGTTCAATTCAAAGTTTACTAAGTCTTCATCTGTATATCCTTGTGAATATAGATGAACAACTGCAATCTTGGTTAATTCTGATACGAGAATTCTTTGTATTCTTTCTATGGTTCTGGCAAATCTTACATCTTCTGCTGCAAGTGTTGCTTTACCACCGACATTTTCATCAAACCCTAAGAATGCTTTCGGAACTCTTAGTGATGCTAATAATTTGTTTTTCAAATATTCAATGTCTTCTGTTGAATCATAATCAATACCACCTAATTCTGATATTTCAGTTCCACTATCTCCACCACGAACTGGCATAAAGAAGTCTTCTGTTAGATTCTGTATATTGTATTTTAAATTATATTCACCTGAATTCTCATCAACGAATGGTGTTTTCTTCATCTTGTTGATAATTCTTTGCATATAATTGTCAACTTCAGCTGGTGGTATATTACCGATATCAATCTTGAATACTCGTTTAGAAGGTGCTCTCATAATTCTGTGAATTAACATAGCGTCTTCCATCAAAGTTAATTGTTTCCAAATCTTTCTTGTAGATTCAATCATAGATTTTCCGTAAGGTAAGAAATTACTATCACTTGCTAATCTGAAGTGAGCGACTTGAAAGTTTTCAAATTCAATCTTTTGTTTAGATTTTGATGCTTGGCCAAAATAAGGGTGTGCTCCTTCAATTGATTCCATATAGAACTTGGTATAATAAGGATTTTCTGGGTCTTCTCCCTCTGAACGAATGACTTCATAAGCGGATAATGGAACAACATTCGTGATTCCGAATTTATCACTAATATCTAAGTACAAGTAGAAGTCACCATATTTAACTAAGTTACGAACCCAAGGCCATAGATTGAACTCGATGTTCATTATGTCATAAAATAAATTGTTTAAGATATCCTTAATGTTGTCATTGTCTGACTTAATCTTTATAACATCTCCATATTCACCTTTCATAGTTGATTCATCTGAATAGATGTCTAATGCGGATGCGATAATTGGGTCTGAATCCATAGTTTCATAGTCTCTAAATAGAGCTAATCTTGCTGCCATAACTTGATGGACGGTTGAATAACCTGTTCCTACTAAATCTAAATTAGTATGTAATTTAGAATATCTATCAACAAGATGCGACTTGACCTGACTTTGGACTTGGTCCGTATCAGCAATCTTTAATTTCTTACCACCTACATTTCTTACAATTACATTTGTACTAAATAATCGTTGTAGTCTTCCAAATAATGTTTTATCTGCCATTTTTCCTCACTTTATAAGAGCCACTCCAATGACTCTTTCTCTTTATTTTGTCCTGTTTCCCACTCCCAGCTATCATTTTTATTAGCATCATCGGTAGTGTATACAGCGTCATTGTCCATCATTCTGGTCAATGTCTTTTTTGTTAATTCCACACCTTGAGTTTGTAATCTTAATGCTGTATCACGAACCCAAAGTCCAATAGCAAAAGACATTACAAGGTCATCATTGTATCCTCGCATTGCTTCTGCTCTGTTATTTATATAGACGAAAGTTTGTAATTCATCAATCAAACG